GGCGCTGTTTGATTCCGTTCACGCAAAACGCGTTCGTACTCTTGTTTCTGTCGTTGAAGTGCAGCAATGCGCCCTTCATCCGACTTGTACTTCTGCTTCCATTCCAGTTCAGCTCTTCGGGCTGCTTCTATTTCCTTTTCTTTTTGAAAAATGATGTTGCGGATGTTTTCCGGGAGTCCTGCAAGGGGGTCTTCACCCGCTTCAGTTTCGGTTCCCGTACTCTCATTTTCTTCAGTGGTCGTTGCGGCAGTTTCTTTGCTCTCTTCTGCGGCAGTACCTTCAGATTCAACGCTTTCTTCTTTGATTTCCTTGACTTCAACGGGCTTTCGATTAAGCGTGGATTGAAAAGCAAGTTCAAACAAGTCTTCGTTATCATCGGTTAGACCATTCTGGTTTTGTTCAGTTCCGTTCATGTTACAGATTAACTCCTATTTTGAGGCTCAACGTTATTACTGAGCGTCGGGTGTTTCCCACGAGAGGATTGTTTTGCACACTTTGATCTTTTCTTGGGCGCGTGTGCAGGCTTCCCAGTCCTTAGCGGAAACAAGGGCGTCCATGCCTTGCTTCTCCATTTCCAACACTTTCTCCTTGATTGCTTGCCACTCTTTTGAGTACTTCGGGAATTGGGGCAGCATGTCCGTTACCAACCCTTGCCCGTCTTGATGGCTTGCTGTGCTTCCACTTCCTTAAGGGCTTGACCACGCGCTTTGATCGTGTAGTCCTGTCCTGCCAAGAACTTCTTGGTTTCGTTGTCCATGTTCTTCGATTCAAGATCAGCAAGAATCTTGGCGCGATCCGTTTCCGACTTGGCAGCAAGCTGCGCCATCGCGGTGTCAAACTCAAGCTGTGCGGCGAGAACGCGTCCTTCAACTTCCTTGGATCGAATCTGTGCGTTCGCCATCTTCTCCTGATAGTCCATCTCGTAACGCTTCTGAGCTTCATCTCGCTCAAACTGCAATCGCTCGCTTTCAAGCTGAAGTTTCTGTTGCTTGATCTGGAGGTCAAGGATCGCGGGATCAGGCTGCTGGTTCTGTGCGGCTTGCTGTTGTTCCTGCGCGATCTGTTCGTCACTCTTGACGATGTTTCGATGCGGAAGGTTCATCGTCGCGATCCATGCCTTGACGCTGTTCTGGCGATTAATCACTTGTCCCATTGTCGGGTCTTGTGCCGACATAACGTTCAGCTTTTCAAGGTTCTTGGTTTGAAGATCGCTACGACGCAAGTCGGTACTAGACTTGACATCTACTTCAAAGTCGCCTTTGATAGACGGATCAGGGTTGTACTGCATGTTCCAAGCGACCATCCAATCCACAACCTTTTGTGTCATGTTGTCGTCCCACTGTTCCGACATAAAATCAAGAATCGTAGTGGAGTTGGTGTTGAAAATCGCAGTGCCCGTAGCGCTAGGGTCGCCCGTCTGCGGGGACTGAAGGCCCTGAGCGAGAAGCGGAACACCAGACTCTTGCTCAGCAAAAGCCTGTGCGGTTTGCAGCACTTCCATCAAAGGACCAGATTGGTTCTGCGGACTGATGTACTGGAACGCTGCACGAGCGTCAGCACCGTACTGCGTCAGGTGCCAAATCTTGTGAGGCTGAATTTCCCAAACACCGTTCTGTGGTGCAATCAAGGTTCGATCAATAACAAGCTGAGGACCAGATGAGATGCTGGCGTTGTCAAGAACCATCTGCCAAGCGATGTTGACAACCTCTTGGTTGTCTTTCATCAGAACCGGAACGCCAATACCAAAGATGCTGCCGGGGTCTTCCTGCCATACGCTTACCGCGTAGGGGACCGAGTAAGAACCTTCCACGTTGGAAAGCTCAATGCGCAGAATCTTCCCTTGACAAGCCCAAATCTCACCGTAGTAATAATCAAGGGGCGTGTCGTAAGCAACTTCTATGCCAAGCTTTCCAAGCGTGTCCTTGGTCACAGGACCGTGGTATTCCATAACCCGGTACTTGTTCTTGTACAGTTCGTCGTTGTTGGAGAAGTTCTGAAGCAGACTGTTGCCAAGATCGTCATCGGTCTTGATGCCTTCCCTCAACAGTTCAGCGATAGATGGACTGTCAAAGTCTTGGCGACCCATGAGCTTCATTAAGTCGTTCTTGCCCAGCGGGTGAAGCTCGATAACGTCTTCTGCTTCGTCAATGTTTTGAACCGTGTCATCCGGATAGAACATCCACGGATCAACACGAACCACGCTAGGTTCTTCGTCAGCAGTCAGGATGGGAATTGCTGTGCCTGTCTGCGGATCAACCTGATAACGCTTACGAACTTTCAATCGGTTCATCGGGCCTTTGAGAATACCCGTGCCGAGAATCACTCTGTCCTTGTAAGCGAGTCTTGCTTGGTGTCCGTACTTACAGTTAGTCAACTGCTTGTAGATTTCTTCCTCTAGACGTTCAGCACGAATACTGGCATCTTCGGGGCTAATGTTTTGTGTCTGAGTGCGAAGCGGTTCAATATCCCAGTTCTTGTCGCCACCTGCGAATTGGCGCATGTGCCCCTGAGCAATCGCAATGTCACACTTACGAGCAACAATGTTGACTTGCTTTCCGGTTTCTTTCTTCGGTTTGTCAAAAGGCTTGTCAGCAGATACCCGCCCGGCATAGTCACTCAAGCTACCAAGATAGAGGTTAAGGCACTCAATCCACTGGTCTTCCTTGTCAATACGGTTTGCGCTACGCTCCGGATACTTCTTGTCAATATCCCAAGCAAGATCAGACTTAGCACTCTCCATCTCATGACGGGCACGCTCAATCATCTCAGGGGTGATTTCCATTTCAATCACAGCAACCGCATCAATCGGTGCGGTAGAAATACTTCTTGGCTCCTCTGCCGCCTCCAAATTGGTTGGTTACTGGTTTACAGATTGCCTTCTTAATATCCATCGCCAAATAGCGAATAGTATCTGCGAGATGATCCTTTTCCTTGATAATCTTACCGTTGTCATCTCTTCTGTACATGCGCAATTCGTCAACTAAGTTCTTACATTTTTGCCTGACAATCTTCATGCGGCCTGTTGCAAGCCGGGTGTAAACCTCCATGATGCCCGCTTCAACTGCATTATTGGCAGGCTGCACCTGAAGACCAGACTGTATGTACAGAGTAATCATCTTGTTACCGTCAATCTGACTACGCCCTCGTGATGCCGGGTCGATAACATTCGGAATCCAGTTGCCCTTTGACTTAATTGCTACGGCGTGTACCTCAGGACGTTGTTCACCCTGATAATACTCATCATAAATATACAAAACGTCGTCATCAGGATTGATCGCACCAAAACAAACTGCTGTTTTGTTCCAGCCTACGTCGATTGCGTTCATGTACTTGAAGTGTGGACCTTTGATCTTCTGAAAATCCGCGTCGTCAATCAAGACTTCTTCAAGGTTAACCGGGTAAATCAAACCAGAACCCATGCTTGGTTTACCCGTCATACGGGCTTCGCGCAAGTTAGGCGGAGTATCTTCAAGCATTTGCCGCTTATCTTGTTCTGACAACCAAGGCGCATCTTTCCAACCAGCGCCAATAATTGCTTTGAATCTCGGATGCTCGTTAAACGTCTTCAATTCGTCATCGGTAAGTGCCGCACAACGCTCAGAGTCACCGAGCATGTCTGCGCTCTTTTCAAATGCAAGCAAGTATGGGGTCAAACCGTGAAGTGGTGTGACTGTGTTAATCAAAACACCCTGCGTTGTAGCAAGGCGAATAAATGCTTCGTTGTGGATCAAGAACGGTGGTTCTTCATCGTTCCAGTGCCAGTGGTTGGCTGTGCCCTTGAATGCATCAAGACCCATAATGTACGACTTAAAGCCAATCAGGCTAGGATCGCCCCAGTCGTTAAACACCTGCACAGTATCAATAGCTCCTGAGATTCCGGGGCGCATGATGATTTTACCAATTCTTTCTTTTGGTATCATCCCGGTGCCCCAAGCGCCAAGAGGACCCATTAGTTCTTTTTGAACTAGGTCGCGTGTTGATTCTTTTGTATCTGAACACGCCCATCCACGAGTAGGTCCGTCAAAAACTCGGCCTTCCCACCACGACGGGTATACTCCTGTAGACCAACAGGACACTGCATAAGAGCCACTAATCGTCTTCGAAGTTCTATTCGAGGCACGGAACATGACTTGCCGATAACTTCTGGTTGCCTCGAAAAATGCCTTCTGTTTAGGAAGAGATGTGATTGGAAACCCAGACTCTTCTGTAAACCACTTTTCAGTTCCGGAGAATTTCTTACGTTCGTTATATGCCTTTGCAACTTCAATGACTCGCAGCATTGTGCTGTAGTCCATTGTCTTTTCAGGTTTGAAATTCTCATCTAGCACTTCAAGCATTTCGCGATCAATGCGCGCTTGCTCTTGAACAAGGCTGTTATTAAAATCCAACAACTCGTCCGGTGTGATTATGATTGAATCTCTCACTTGTCTTTTTCCTTTCCGGAGACAATAGACAAGACTTTTGCTTCAGTCATCCCTTCCGATTTCATGTATTTAGAAACAGCAGCCAGACTCTTTTGAAGCTCCTGTTTAAGCTCATCCTGACTCATCATTGACGTAGGCTTGCTGTTATCCGTAGTCTCTTGTTTTTCAGACCAACCGAAGTTGTTCTTCATGTAGATCGCGTACAGCGGTGTGTTGAAGCTGCGGTTCTCTAGGTTCTTGCGTCCTTTCTGCATCCACCAAGCTTTCGCGCTCAAACGCCCAAAGTCAACGAGGGCTTTGAAACCCCCGCTGGTGCTGTAATACTCGCTGAACTTCTTTTCAGTCCACTTCAGTTCTTTCATCACTTCAACGTCGGTAGCTCCTTCGTCGTAGAGTTCTCGAACTTTGTTAACCCAGTCAGGTAAGTTGGAACTGGACATAGTTACCGTTTCCGTCTGGCAAACTGTAGTTCTCTACGTCAGCAAGGTCAATCAGGGTTCCGATAGGATAGAGGACATCTGCCCCGTGTAGCGTCCTTTCAACACCTACAATAAGACCTACTTCATTACCGTCCTTGTCTGTACCACGAGCAAATCCAATCTGACTAGCCATAGCTGCTTTGTAGAACAGCTTTAGCTGGTTCATTAGACCTTCTCTTTCGTTTACTTCGTTGGCGTATGCCGAGAGTTCGATTTCAATCGGGTTAGAACGGCTTTTGCGGTTCTGCCCTTTGGTTCTTGCTTTAGCCACTGTTACTTTACTCCTTGTTTCATCAGTTTAGCGAGACGGATTGCTCGCTGTCCTACTTGTCCTGCCCACTTACTGTCCAACATCTCTAGTGCTGCTGTGTCAAAGTCTCTTACCTGAACGGCAGATAAAAACCGCTTGAAGTTTAGGACACGTGTCAAGCCGAGGTTGAAAGTCATGTTAATCAGGACTGCTTGGCGTACTGCGTTCAGTCCGTCAAACCCAACCGGAAGAGTGCTCGCGTCACGTGCCGCTTCCAGCGTATCCTCAAGAAGAAACTCTTCTGCTTCCTTTTGGGTGATCTTGTCTCCCTTCTTAACCCCGCCTGTGTGTCCGTAACCGATAGTCCAGACACCCACTGTGTCTTGGTATGCGGTAAGTCTACACCCTTCGTCAATCTTCAACTGCTCCAGTGCGAGTTGAATCGCTTTTACGTACTTCTTTGTGTTCATTGTTGTTGGGTCTCATGTTTTTAGTGGCAGAGTCCGAGGACGATTGCGTTATTGACGCTGGCAGCGACGCGGATGTTTGCGGCGATGCGAATTTGCCGTTCTGTCGAACACCAATACGGCGATTCTGCGGCTTGGTGATGTGTGATCGCGTAGGCGATACCGTTGTAAAGCACCACGGCGAACGCTGACGGGTTGCTGCCGAGGATCGGGTTCGCTTCCTTCACCGCCTCACAGACTGCAAGCGCTCCGATAGTTGTTGCCGTATCTGCGCCAATCCAGAGTTTCAGGCGCTTGAGTTGTGCTGCCTCGCCCGCGTCGATGGTCCCTGACGTGAATGCCGCGATCTGCTCAGGTGTCGCATCGGCCTTGCAATAAGCCTTACAGCGATACGCGATACACCCATCACGATCAATGTCGCCGTGGGCGTAGGTGTCTTTCATGTTGTGCGATGCGCAGCCTGCGAGCATCAAAGCAATGATCGCCGCGCGGATCACAGCGTCACCCCTGTCTTGCCCGCGACGTAAGCCTCAACGGCGGTCGGATCGGCAGTCGCAGCACCACGCACAATTACCTGATAAATGCGGCCATTAAAGCAGTCCGCGTAGTAAGAACTCTTTGCGATGTAAATGGCATCGTTGGCGTAGTTCCCAGTGCCTTGATTGCTTGGTGATGAAAACACGCCCACAGCGTTGATCCGGCCCGAGAGATAGTCGGTGGATATTTTTGATCGCGCCGAAAACACGCCCAAAAATGGCGCGGCATACGTTGCGTTGTTTATATTATTTGCCGCAAGCGCCGTGCCGTACGACAAAAAGCCAAACGTCGGCGCGGTGAATGCTGGCCCCGTTAAAGCGACCGAGCCGTTAGTTAGTGGTGAATCGCGTAGCGCGACAATCATTCGCGTTGAGGAATCTATTTCTTTCCGCACGCCGGCACAAATCGTCATTTCATCCGAAGCGCTGAAATCAATAGCGGCAGTAGCCAACGAATCATCCGCGCCATCGAAGTCGAGGTAGTATTTCCCACCGGATTCCTGTAGCAGCGGTCTGCTCGCGGGATTTGCCTGCGTAGCGTGTTTTCCATTGCCCGACTTGTCATCGATGCGCGCGACTGATTGACCCACAGCTGTAACCGGCGATGTGCCGGCCGTGTCCTGCCACATCGTCGAGAAATCGCTCGGGTCGTACCAGACGCCCTTCTCGCCAGCAGCGAACAGCGACAGCGGCGACCACGCGGCCACCCCACCCCCCGCAATCGCCGAGCCGCTAAAAGGACTCCACAAGTTACTGTGTAGTGGATTCCAAAGGGGCGAATGTCCTGTGTTGAATTGACTTTTGTCGTGATTCACAGAGACTCACTTCGTAAACGTAGCAGTCGTCGTACCACCACCGTCAACCGTCAACTTAACCGTGACTGAGCATTTGCCCGGTGCAGTAAATCCGTACACCGTGTCGGCGGTGAAGCTGCTAGTCCCTGCGGAATCCTTTACCGCTACTGCCGTGGTGTTGTCACCAGCGTAGCAAAGAATCTGAGCGGTACTGGTGTTAGCCGTAAGACCCGTGATGTGGATCATGGCCGTTTCACCAGCCATCAAGCTAAGGCGTTCAGTCTCGTTGTTAACGTCCGTCATCAAAAA